GGTTATTGGAAACCGCTCGCGTACAATAGTTCGTTGACGGGTTATATACCGTACACAGGCGCGACAAGCGCAATAGATTTAAACGCAAAAACGGTTGTTAATATTTCGCATTTAGGAATTAATACGACAAGTGTTCCGACTATATTACTTCGTGCGATAGGTGATAACAATTCAACATCACGAATCTCACTTCGTGGATATTCAAGCGATGCAAATAGTTCGTCAATTAGGGTAACTAAATTTAGGGGAACGGTAGCAGCACCACAAGCACCACAAAGCGGTGATAATTTAGGTAAATTTGAACTTGCGGGTTATGGCACAACATCGTCAGAAGGTTACCCACAAGCAACGTTTGAAGGTCTTGCAACCGAGAATTGGGGCGCAACGGCTCGAGGTGCAAAGATTCAATTCAAGGTAACACCTAACACAACAACGACGCAAGCAATTGCGTTAACTATTAATCAAGATAAAAGCGCGGTGTTTGAGAGTAGTATAACTGGTACTTCGCTCATTAAAACAGGCGGCACGTCATCGCAATTTCTAAAGGCGGATGGTTCGGTTACTACTACAATTCCGTCGGGTTCAATAGACACAGGACGCGCGGTAACGGCTATTGCTACGGGCGGCTCATTAAATAAAGTTAGGGATTCGTTGGCTGCGTTAGATGCGTTGAAGATTAGCGGAAGCGGAACAACAAATTACATCCCTAAATTTACAAGTTCAAGTGCGATAGGTAATAGTGCAATTACTGATGATGGTACAACAATAACAATGAATAGTAGAGCATTAAGTGGAATAAGTGCTACATTTAAAGGAGCAAGTTCATATAATGGTACATTATTAATTGATAACACTGGTACAACAGGTAGTGGGGCATTACAAATAGGAATTAATGGAATAGTAAAAGGTGCTATAAGTAGTGTTGGCTTTTTGCAAGGAAATACTGATGCTAATATTGCTTTATATTCATCAAATGGTTATTCATTTTTTACAAATGGAGCGACAAGTAATCCAGCGTTTCAAGTTAAAACTGATAAAACAAGTCAATTTGATGGCGTTGTAAATATGAATTCCCGCCTTAACGTAAACGGCGCAACCGATGACGGAAGTACGGCGTTGAATGTTGCGGGTACGGGAAAGTTTAGTGGGATTTTAACAGTTGGTAATGATATACAAACAAATTCAAACGCAGGATATGGATGGTTATCACAAAACGGAGCAAGAGTTTGGGTAATTCAAAATGGATTGTTTCAAGTAAATACCAATATGACAGGAACAAGTGCTACATTCTCTAGTAGTGTAACTGCAACAAAATTAATAGTAGGTACAGATGAAGGATATGCGTTAAATATTACTACAAGCGGATATGGTGCATTAATTAAGTCAACAGGGTCATCTGCTAATATTCCTTTGGTAGCATTAAATAGTGCTACAACAGGAGTAAACAATATAATAAGTTTACAAACTGATGCAGGAAGTGAAAGAGCAGTATTTAGATATGATAGAACAGGCGATAGATTACAATTAGTTGCAAACGGAAACGGGTTATTAGTAACAGGAGGAGCTACCTTTTCAAGCAGAGTTAACGTGAACGGAGCAATTGATGATGGAAGTACTGCGTTAAATGTAACGGGTGCGGGAAAGTTTAGTAATACAGGCGGTGTTCCTTCTTTAAATCTTAAAGCAAGTGATGTAAATTTTGCATTAATGAGTATTCTTGGTAATCAAACAGGAGATGTAAACTGGTTATTAATGAGCGGGTATCCAAGTGCAGGTGATTTTACAATTAGACAATCAGATGTAGTAAATGCTTTAATTATTGCAAAAACATCGGGTGCAGCAACATTCTCATCCCTTGCAGGCACAGGCTCACGCATAGTAGTAGCAGATGCAAGCGGAACGTTAAGCGCAACAACAACGGCGGCAACGAGCGGAACATATACACCAACAATAACGTTAGTAAGTAACACGGCATCTTCAACGGCGCGTGTGTGTCAATATATGCGTGTTGGTTCAGTAGTTACCGTGAGCGGTTATGTGACCGTAACGGCAACAACGCCCGCAGTGAGTTCTAGGATTTATATGACCTTGCCAATATCATCTTCGTTCACATCAACCGCACAAGCGGGTGGCGCGGGCGGTGTTCCAGGCGGCGCAAACATCGGAACGGTAATCTTTGCAAATAGTACGGCAACAACCGTGTCGATGGATTTTTTACCCGTAGCGGGCGCGACTGATTATTGGTTCACATATACTTATCAAATATTATAATGTTTCATACACGTCATAATATATCACATAACAAATAAAACTATAACTTTACAAAATGAAATTACTAATCACAACCGCCGCCCTATTTATTGCTTGTCTTTCACAAGCGCAACAAAAACAAGATACGACCATCGCAATGACGGTCAATATTAATGAGTTTAGAGCAATTTTATTTACTATTGACGCAAACATTGATAGTAAAAAAGTGAGCAAAGAACTATTGGAATTTATACAAAAAAATAGTAAAATAGTAGCAGACAAACCAAAACAATTAAAATAATGAAATACCTTTTATTTTTATTACTACCATTTGCCGCAAATGCGCAACAAGACACAACCGTTGTTAACGGCGACACTATATTTCACAATCGTGGTGCAATCATAATAAACCCGTCAATCGTGAACGCGAAGGGCGACACTGCGTATTCATTAACCTGGTCAGCATTTGATTTAGGACAAGCGGGCGGAAGTTGCAACACTTACGTTGTTTTACACGATAAAAAGAATAATAAAGTAGCGGATTTTAACCAACCAATACCCGCCGACGTTGTTTCCGTGTGGGGTGTAGATTCACAACCAGTGACTGATTACATTTTGTATATGAATAAGCGTTTTATTAAGTACACAAATAAAAAATAATATTATGAACATTGACGAATTATTAAAGAATTTCTTTGAGATACGCGACCAGGCTCACGTTTGGCATTTGCAGACTATGTCTTATGCTGAACATAAAGCATTGGGCAAGTTTTATGACGAGTGGCTAGAAACGGCCGATACGTTTATCGAAACTTATAGCGGAAAATATGCGCGTCCTGTTGGTGGTTTCACGGCAAGTGTTGTTCCGTATAGCGAGGGTGCATCGCTTCCATACATCAAGCGCGTATCGTCGTTTATGACTAGCGAGAGCGTGCGTAGCATTGCACCCGATACTGATTTACAAAACATACTTGACGAATTAACGGCCATTGCTAATCGAACCGCGTACTTACTAACTTTAAAATAATGCAAGCATTAATTAAAAAAGAAGGAATCACACTCGCGGAATTGTTGGGCGCAGCGGGTATAGTTATTATATCCGTTTTAGGTTTTTGGAAAAATACCGACGTACGATTATCGCGTTTAGAACTAATTAGCGAGCAACAAAACAAAGACCGCGAAGTTATCAACGCAAAACTTGACAAGTTGCAAGAAAGCGTCAACACAATCAATCTTTCATTAATCAATAAACAAGATAGAAAATGAAATCCTACAAAACAACAATCATCGGCGCAATTTTAGCGTGCATTATTGCAATTCAACCATTAATTGAAACAGGCGTAATCGATTACAAGAAAATTGGCCTTGCGGCTATTATTGCCTTGTTCGGTTACATAAGTAAAGATTCAGACGTAACAGGCGTAAAATAATGAGATATTTTTTAGTAATTTTTATCTTATTTTCTTGCAACCCAGCGCGACGAGTTCAACGGGCCGAACAAGTGGTCATCACACAACCGCAATCGTTCAACAAAGTTGGCTTATTGTGGTCAACTTTGCACCCGTGCGCGAATGATTCAGTGTGCATCTTTGTGCCTGGTGTTGATGTTGTAATTCACGACACTACACACATAACGCATTACGATTCAATTTACAATTTTACGTACGATACTTTGCGCATCACGCACACTATTCGACACACCGACACGATTCGCGTTGTTGTTGTTGATAGACGGCAAGTAATTTTACTTGAGGATTCTATTAATAGATTAAACGCATTATTAGGCTATTCTAAAGGCAATTACGACGAGTTAAAACAAACACTAGCAAACGAAAAGAAAAAGGCTAGAATGTACTTGATTTTGCTTGTAGTGTTGATTATGTCGTTTATTCTAGGTGTTGCAATTAAATTAAAGAAATGGTAAGCAAACGCGCGATTGATTTAATACTAGATAGTGAAGGTTGCGACCTTGCGCCGTCTTGGCCTGGTGGTGCAAGTGGTGTCACTTATGGTCACGGTTACGATTTAGGTTATAATTCAGAAGACCAAATCAAGCGCGATTGGGCAACACACGTTAACGGCAACGTTTTAGCGTTTATGATATCCTGTGCGGGCGTTAAGGGTGAAACGGCAAAGAAACGTATAACAACACAAACACGGGTTCTTCGCATCACTTCAGACGCAGCGCGCGAAGTATTTGAAAATAGAACGCTACCAAGATTTATAAAATTAGCACAAGAAACATATCCAGGATTCGAAGAATTAAACGAAGATACACGCGGCGCAATAGTGGCGCTAGTGTTTAATCGTGGGTCATCGTTTGGCGTAGAAGGGCAAGCGTCGTGGGAATCACGTCGCGAAATGCGAGAGTTAGCACCGCTTATCTTGGCGAAAGATTACGAAGGAATTGCAAATAAAATTAAATCGATGTCACGTCTATGGGTCAACAAAGGTCTTGATGGATTGATTGCGCGACGACATAATGAAGCCGCGCTTTGTACGATTTAAAATAAAAAAATGCCTAATAACAAAAGATTCTATCCAAAGGTTACAATGGCACGCACTTATCGTGACACTCACGGAATGGAAATGCCAACATTGAAGTTGGCGCGTATATTATACGCAGAAAATAATTTATTATTTAAAGACGTTGAAGATGCGCGTAGAACATTGCGTCAAATTGAGGGCAAAACATCATTGAACGGGTATAAAGTTACACATCCACATCCGCCAAGAAGCAAAAATCCATACAACATTCCCGCATCTGACGAAATCGAGTACGAACCTTTTGAAATTAAGGGCCATAAAAGAATCGCTATTTTTTCAGACATACACGTCCCTTATCATTCTATTGATACCATCACGGCGGCACTTGATTATTGCAAGAAAGAGAAACCCGACGCGTTGTTGCTAAATGGTGACACAATCGATTGTCATCGTTTATTCAGGTTTATAAAAGACCCTAAAAAAAGAAACTTTGCGCTAGAATTAGACACATTTCGCGCATTGTTTGATGTGTTTGAGAAAGAATTAAATTGCAAAATATATTTTAAGATAGGCAATCACGAAGAACGTTACGAGCATTTTTTACAAGAAAAAGCGGGTGAACTTATTGGTGTGCAAGAATTTGATTTCAATAATATAATAAAAGCGCGTGCAAAGGGTATTGAAATAATAGGCGACAAGCGACCTATGAAGTTCGGCAACTTGTGGGGCATACACGGACACGAATACATCGGTGGCATCACTGCGCCTGTCAACCCAGCGCGCGGATTGTTTTTAAAATCAAAGGTTTCGTGTTTTCAAGGCCACAATCACCAATCGTCAGAACATACCGAGCCGACGTTATCGGGCGCAATGGTCACGACATGGTCATTGGGTTGTATGTCGGAATTGCATCCAGCATATATGCCGCTAAATCGTTGGAATCACGGCTTTGCTATGGTTGACGTTGATGGCGATAATTTTGAATTTAGTAATAAACGTATTTTCAAGGGTAAAATAGTGTAAATGAGTTTGCCCGATGATTTTTTGTTGTTAAGTGAAGAAGAAAAGTTGGAATTTGCGATTCGTGAAATGAATAGAATGTACGAAATTTACGAGTATTGGAAACAAATTGCTCAAAATCAAAGACAAATCATTGAAACAAGAGGACGAACTTCCCGAAGGCTTTGAGTACATTGACGCAACGTCTTGCTATGATTATATAGCAGCGGCGCACTACGCGATGTCAGCCATTGAGGGCATTGACGAAGAAATGCTAGAGCGCAAAGAGAAATCAAAGATTAAACTAATACGTTCACGTTCTATCGCAATTATCTATTCGGCGATTCTTGAGTTGTATGACGAGCGTTTTCCACCGCTTGATGAAACAACGTAGTTAAGTCATTTAACAACTTTTCACGTCTTATCTGCGCACGTTGTTCGTCAAACACGCATTTTGTAATGCGCGGCATTGCTTCAGCAACGTAAATTTTGAGAATTTGCTCGATTTCCATAGTTATTTGCAATTATGTTGCAAAAATAAATTAAAATAAATTTGTTTTGTTACAATTTATTGTCGTAGATTTGACAAGCAAAGCGATTCACGCCTAGCATTAAAAACAAACACAATGAAAACAATTCAGCAACAAATTTTAGACTTTACAATTCAATTAAATGAATTAGCAATTGAATTTAATAGCACCAATTTTACTGAGGATAGACCCGAAAGTTGCGTAATTGCTGAAATGCTTATAGTTACAAATATTATTCAAGAGTTAATTCCATAAACCAAACCAACAGGGGCGCGACTGCAACGCGCATTACTATGCAACAAGAACCACAACACATCTACACAACCAAAGACAACATTATTGTCGCAGTTATCACTATTATCGCATTGGCTTTAATGTTTGTACGATGATTAATCACGGACGACCTGGGAAAGAAGCAAAAGGATATGTCGAACTTTACAAAGACGGCAAATTTCAGAAACTAAAGTATTTCAGCAACAAGTACCAACGCCGTCTAATTATGGACGCGATGACTAAAGAAATTAAAAACCTATTTGGCGATTTTGCCCTACACATTAAATTAGAAGACTAATGACTTATTTTTTGCTTGCCGCATACATTTTATTGCTCTATCTCGCGTACAAGGGCGCTCAAGAATACAAATGAAACTATTATTATTTATTGCCTATATGGTTGCAATCATTGTGTTTGTAACGAATTTATACGGCGAAGACATTGAAGAAGAATATTAATGCACAATAACATAAATTATGTTAACGTGCAAAAATCAACTAGGGAACAAATTGTCCCTTATTTCATAAAATTGTTAAAAATAACAATTAAGTATTTATACAAGATAACACACTAATTCAAGCATAAATCTTATATAATTACTTAAAAAACGTAGTAATACTAAACAAAAATGAATAAATTTCAACTATTTAAACTACTAAAAGCCGCGCGATTCTTTCCGAAGTACGCGCCAGGTGTTACCCAATTCTACCACAAAATGAATGAATGGGACGGGCGCAAGACTATCGAGTTCAGCGACGACGACAACAGGCAAATAAAAGAGGGTGTAAACAAATTAATTGACGATTTAAAACGATTTAAATGACCGAGCAGCAAAAAAAGTATGTAGACGACAACCACGACAAAGAAGCCGTCACAGTGATGGCACGCGCTTTATGTTTGACTTTAACGCCTGTTCACGCGTATATGTTGCAAAAAGGCTACAAAGCCGTAAGATTTAACGTGTATCGTAAAGACACGACAAAGGTAAAAGAAGGTTTTTTTGATGTTGATTCGATAGATTTCTTTTAAAAATAATTTTGTTATAATAATTTATTGTATATTTACAACGCAAAGCGATTCACGCTGCGCTTTAAAACTAAAAAAAATGGCATACATCCACTGGCTTCGGGAAAATTACCCAAATGATCCGCTCACTACCGAGCAAGAAAACATTGAACTAGAAAACGGCTTTGAAGATTCTGAAACGGCGCGCCGATTGTCAGAAGATTGGGCAATTCTTTCACTTTATGAATTAGGCGAATAATGAGAAAACAACACGCACGTTTAGACGCTATTATGCGTATGATTACAAAGTGTGATAGTCGTTTAGTCTATATGTCTAAACACAAGCACTACGACGATTTAATCGCTCGCACATCACGCATCCGCAATCGTTTGTATTTGGCTTATTCTTATCAATTAATTAAAATGTTTCAAGATGTACTATGGACAAGACCAGGACAGGCCAACGATTAATCCAGACACTATTAAGTACGCGTTAATTTTAATTGCATTAATTTATATTTTTTTCTTACCATAAACTAAACCAACAATGGAAATTCAAAAAATCAACACCGCCGATATTATGTCTATCGGCAAAGCATTCGCCGAAAGCGGAATGTTTACGGACATCAAATCAGCCGCACAGGCGATAGTTAAGATTCAAGCGGGTCAAGAGATTGGCATACCGCCGTTTGCTGCAATGAGCGGCATTCACATCATACAGGGCAAACCTACAATCGGCGCAGGTCTTATCGCGTCATCAATCAAAGGTAGCGGCAAGTATGACTTTCGCGTTGTAGAACATAGCGAGAAAATATGTTCTATTGAGTTCTTTCAAGGCAAAGAATCACTTGGAATCAGCACATTCACAATCGATGACGCAAAAAAAGCGGGAACAAAGAACATAGATAAGTTCCCGAAAAATATGCTATTCGCTCGCGCTATTTCTAATGGTGTTAAATTTTACACGCCCGATGTATTTAGCGGCCCAGTGTACACGCCCGAGGAAATGGAACAAGTTACAATCGACGCGCCTGTCGAAGTATTACCCGATTACGACGACGTTATTGAAGCGATTAACAACGCAGTAGATAAAGCGGAGTTAACATCGCTATGGAAAGCACTACCGAAAGAAATGCGTGCGGCTAGCGAGTTAATAGACACGTTTAAAGCAAAAGCGGCGTCTTATGTATAACGCTGCGCAAGAGTATAGAATCAAATTGCATCGCGAGATTGAGGGCGCGATGCAGATTCTACACTATGACGAACAATGGAAAATATACTTGTTTAAATCGCTCTCAAACATTAAACCATCACAACCATTCGACGGCCAAGATAGAATCTTATCAGAAGCCTACAACGAAGTAAAACAAAGATTATGTCAGATAAACTAACAGTTCAATCGATTTTAAGCCTGTTTCAGACCGATAAAGCGCAACGTGCAACATTCGTGTCAGATATCATCGCACGACTTGAAGAAGGTAGCGCAAAACCTTTAGAAGTACATTTGCAAGCAAAAGCAATGATTGAAATCGCGGAAGCGTTAATCGCAGACAACACCTATCGCGATATTTTGCTAGAAGAAGCGACGAAATACGGCAAAGCGTTTGACTATCAAAACGCAAAGTTTAGCATTCGCGAAGTTGGTACGAAATACGATTATTCGCAATGCGGTGATTTGATGCTAGCAGAATTACAAGAACGTTCAGAACGCGCTACTATTGCACTTAAAGCGCGTCAAGACTTTTTAAAAGTAGTACCTACATCGGGCGTTCTATTCACGGACGAAATCACAGGCGAAACATACAAAATTTATCCACCATCAAAGACATCGACCACGAGCGTGGCAGTCACTTTAAAATAAACTAAAATGAACCTACAAGAAACACTTGACACCTGGAGAGCAAATGCAGCCAAAATTGTTGCAGAAAATGAGAATTTAACTTACGTTAACTATGTAATGAATAACGTAGATTACGAAGTATTAAAGCAATTTGCAGAAGAAAACAAAAGACCTTTTGAGCAAACTACTGATAATAAATTTTACACCGCAGGATATGAAACGGGTTTTTATTGGATGATATATTCAAAACCCGTTGAAATCAAACATACATACGAAGTAATTAACTTATAACGTGCGCCCGTGACGATATAACGGGCCTTATCAATTATGAATACGCTATATACAGGTTCAATTTGTTTGTCAGACATTGACAAGTCAAAAATTGCAAAATCAGAAAAGAACGGAAAACTTTATTTGTCAATTGACATTTGGGTAAACGAGCAACCCGATAACTACGGGAACATTGGCTCAATCAACGTGCGTCAATCTAAAGAAGAACGCGAAGCAAAAGAAAAGAAAACTTACATCGGTAATTTTAAGCAACTTGAAGGTAAGCCACAAGCGGGAACGTATTTGGCAGACGAAGACAAAAATGATTTGCCGTTTTAAATTAATCAACGCTCTAGTTTAAATACTAGAGCGTTTTAAAATTTTGATATGAAAATTGAATTAAATCACAAAATAAAAAACGATAAATATACCGAATATTTATACGAAGCGTTTGACATTCAAAATAAAGACGAAAGCAATGTTACTATTGAAAACAATATTAAATTAGAAGAAGACGAGAAATGGAACATTGGTGTAATTTATGGTGGTAGTGGAACAGGAAAATCAACTTTATTAAAAAGTTTTGGTCAAATTACACAACCCGTTTTTGATAACGATAAAAGTTTAATATCAAATTTTGATTGGTTGACGCCTGAAAACGCTGCGCATTTATTAAGCGCGATGGGTCTTGCAAGTGTCCCGTGTTGGTTGCGTCCTCATTCAACATTAAGCAATGGCGAACAATATCGCGCAAATCTTGCCTATTGTGTTTCTAAAGCAAGTTCAAACGATGTTATATTGATTGACGAATATACTTCTGTAGTTGATAGAGATGTAGCAAAAGCAATGAGCAACGCTTTACAAAAATTTATTAGACGAGAGAATAAAAAAATAATTCTTGCAAGTTGTCATTTTGATATTATGGAATGGTTGAATCCCGATTGGATTTATAGCCCAAATAAGAGGCGCGTCGAGAGATGTGATTTACTTCGGCGAAGCGAAAGACCGAAAATCGAATTGGAGATATTTCGATGTAGATATGAAACTTGGCGTTTATTCAAACAACATCATTATTTAACGCAAGACTTAAATAAAAGCGCAAAAACTTTTATAGTGTTGTTTAATGATAAACCGATGGCATTTGTTGCTATACTTCCATTGCCGAGCGGAACAATACAAAACGCATTTAGAGTGTCACGTCTTGTCGTGCTTCCAGATTATCAAGGTCTTGGCGCAGGCATAAAGATTCTTAATTATTTTGGTTCATTGTATCAAACAATTAATAAAAGTTTGTATATAAAAACTTCCAATCCTTCATTATTTAAAGGAATGGAACGAAATACAAAACATTGGAAACTTGTTATGGAAAACAATGATATTCAATCTATTAAGAAGACTAACGATAAATTAATTTTAGACGGAAAAGATAATGGAATGAAATTAAGAAAAGAATCAATAACCAAAAGTTATAAATATATTGGAGAAATAACCAAAGATTCAACTAATATCGTTACATTTAATTGTGCAGCATACAAAGATGTTGGACAAAATCAAATTAATTTATTTTAAAAACACATCAAAATGAAAGTAGAAAAATCAATCAAAAAATTGCAAATTGAAAAAATGCTTAACGAAGAAAAAAGCGCAAAAGAAATTTCAATTTTATTAAAAACTAACATCGCTTACGTTTACAAAGTTAAAAGAGATACAAAAGAAATTTTATTTGAACACAAAGAAACTTCAACTATTTAATGAATCATCAAGAACGATATCAACGCGCTCACGAACATAATTTTAAACACGCTTATCCGCAAGCGTACGCAGACGGGTTGTATAGTTCACCAAAGATGCCTAAAATAAAAACTGCAAATGGACTTACAACGTTCATTTGCAACTTTTTACTTTGGCACGAACATCGTGCAACACGCGTTAACGTGATGGGAAGACTTGTTGAAGGGAAAGAAAAACACGGCAATGATATTGTAACAATCAAGAAATATATTCCATCAACAACTCGACGCGGAACGTCGGACATTTCAGCAACAATACGCGGACGCTCGGTAATGATTGAAATTAAAATAGGTGCAGATAGACCATCGCCGTATCAATTAGCCGAGCAAATAAAAGAACGTAGAGCCGGTGGAATTTATGAATTTGTATCTACGCCACAAGATTTTTTTAAACTTTACGACACAATTATGACAGAGATTTGTACAATACACAATACATTATTAATTGAAGGTGTATGTGTCAAATGTTTGGAAGATAAGAATAATTAGTATATTTGCAACGAATCGGGCAGGATTCATTAAGAACGCATTTGAACCTTTTTAGGGGATGGCCTGCCCGCCTGAACCTAGAAAGGTTTTTTAATTTAATTATGGAAAAGCAATCTTACTATTTTAGTCACGATAGCAACGCTAGAAATGACGTAAAAATTATTAAACTACGACGTCAATTAGGTCTTGAAGGTTATGGTCTTTATTGGTGCTTGATTGAAATGTTGCGCGATGCGCCACAAAATAGATTGCCTATTGATGCAATTGATGACATTGCATTTAGTTTAAACATTAACAAAGAAAAAATTGAAACTGTTATAAGCAATTATGGATTGTTTAGCGTTGACCAATTAAATTTCTTTAGTGAACGTCTTATTCGCTCAATGGAACAATACAAAGAAATTAAAACAAAACTTTCTGATGCTGGCAAAAAAGGAATGATAGCACGATACAAAAAAGACAAACCAATTAAACCAGAAGTAGTGTTATGATTAATCAAGATAGCATAAACGAATTAAAGCAACTTGCTAAAATGAGCGAAATTTTAGCGTTATTTTCTAGCGTTAAACGTTCGGGTAGTGAATACGAAGCAAAATGTCCAATACATAATGAAAAAACACCTTCTTTTAAAGTGCCATCTAATAATGATGTATTTGGAAAGTGTTTTGGTTGCGGTTTTAGTGGTGACGTATTTGATTTAGTAATTAAAATAAATAATTGCACATTTTACGAAGCCGTCGAATTTGTTGCAAATCATTACAATTATGAATTAGAACAAGACGATAAGAAAATAATAATACCACAAGCAAGACTTGAGAAAATAGAACCTAAATTAATTAAATGGTTTGAAGATAGAGGAATTTCAAACAATACTTTATTGAGATTTAAGATAACTCAATCTATTGAATGGATGCCTAAAGCAAAGTGTGAAACACCTGTTTTATGTTTTAATTATTATCGAAATGACGAACTTGTAAACATAAAATATCGTGGCGCACAAAAAGACTTTAGACTAAATAAATCAAGTGAATTAATATTTTACAATATAGATTCATTAAAAGACGAAGAAACTTGCGTCATCGTTGAAGGTGAAATCGATGCGTTAAGTATGTACGAAGCAGGCATCTACAATGTAGTAAGCGTACCGAACGGAACAACCCCAAAGGGAAATATGCGTTTGCAATATCTTGATAATTGTTACGAGTATTTTATAAATATGCGCAAAATAATTATTGCTACTGACAACGATAATGTAGGCAAAGCATTAAAAGAAGAACTATCGCGCAGACTTGGTAAAGATAGATGTTTTGAAATACAATACCCACAAGATTGCAAAGATGCAAATGACGTATTGAAATTACACGGCAAAGAAACGCTTGCAAGTTTAATAGAATGTGCGCGTGAACTTCCAATCGATGGCATAGTAAATCACGACGATTTAGCAAATGACGTGTTAAACTATTACGAAAATGGATACCCACAAGGAACAAAAACAGGAATCGAAGGTTTTGACGAATACTTACAATTGATGCCAGGTCAATTCACGACCGTAACGGGCGTACCAGGTCACGGCAAATCAGAATGGGTCGATAATATGATAGCACACACGGCCGTTAAATCGGGTTGGAAATGGGCCGTTTGTTCTTTTGAAAACACACCAGCAGCACTACACGCAACTAAATTAGTAGAAAAATTGAGCGGAAAAGCGTTTGACTTTCGTAAAGACCCTACAAATAGAGTAAGTTCAGGCGATATTGAAATGCTTTTAACGTTTATAGGCTCAAATTTCGCTTTTATAAACACAGGCAACACAGACATCACATTAGAAGGTATCCTCGCTAAAACAAGCGAATTAGTCGCAAGAAAAGGCATTAACGGCTTATTGATAGACCCTTGGAATTACATTGAACATAAAATACCTGTTGGGATGCCTGAAACGTTATACATTTCTGATTCGCTTACTAAAATAAAACAAGCAGCCATAAAATTGGGCATTCATATAATTATCGTCGCTCACCCAGCAAAATTACAAAAGCCATTAGGGCAAAAAAAGTATGAAGTGCCAACAATGTATTCAATTTCGGGTAGTGCGCATTTTAATAATAAGACCGATAACGGGTTGACGGTTTATAGAGATTTTGAAACAGGAAACGTGCAAATTCACATACAAAAAGTAAGATACTCTTGGTTAGGTAAAATTGGATGCGTAGAATATTTTTATAATACATACACGCGTCAATATGAA